GTCAAGGCTAACCCCGAGGCATCCGCCAAGGCTGGTCTAACGGTGGAGATGATTGACAAGGAGGTCGCTAAGGCTAAGGAGGAAGCTAAGGCAATTGGCGGGTTGGTTGGCATGGGACGCAAGAAGATGTCTAAGCCCATCATGGAAGACTATGTCAAGCACGAAGCACCCGAGATGAAGAAGGAGGAGAAGAAGGAGGAGAAGAAGATGGCTACTGGCGGTAAGGTGGAGAAAGCCAAGAAGCCCCGCTCCGAGAAACAGATCGCTGCCACAAAAAAGATGTTGGAAGCACTGAAGGCAAAGAAGGCTGGAAAGAAATAAACGGCAAAAAAATAATATTGTTTGTTATATAGAATGCATCTCTACAACAAAGAAGATTTAGCTAAGCTGAAGGATTCTAAGCCAATACAGATAACGGCACATACACACGAATGCATTGTACCAGTTGTTTATAGTGGTATGGTCAATCGCTTTTTAGAATCAAAGGGCGTACATTTGCCACTGACACATCATCAGTTGGCGGACATGAAACGGGAAGCGGGTACGCCTGGATATGCCAAGGGTACAAAGGATTTGAAAAAGAAGGGCAAGAAGGGAAAGGGAAAAGCAAAGGCGGGACATGTTAGCCAAACAGTGGTAGTCAACGTATCGCGTCCTGTAAGAGCCGCCGCTAAACCATCTGGGGCGAAAAACTTATATGATCAATTACGCCCTAGCAACTATGCAATGATCCGTTCTGTATCATCTGCACCGCCACAAGTTCATCCTGTGATTGATTATGCAAAAGAAGCACGAGAAGCAAAAGTCAAGGAAACAGAAGCACTGGAACACTATAAGAAAGAGATAGCAACACGGACAAAACAAATGGAACAATTGCAGGCTACCATGGAAACAGTACTATCCAAAAAAGATCCCCTATATACCAGTCCTAAACAAATCCCATTACGTGCTAATGATTTTGATCAAGTCCCACCTGACATAATGAAACGGGAACATGAAAGAGCATTACAACGACATTTAGATAGAGAAGTCGGAAAAACAATGAAACTAGCAAAGAAACTAGCGAAGAAGAAAGAGGAGGAAGAAAAGGCAAAAGCCACACTTCCAGCACTAACTCCAGCAGTATCCGCACAATCAGCAGTATCCGCACAACCAGCAGTATCCACACAACAAGCCGCACAACAAGCCATTACTTCTGCAAAGAAAAGAGGAAGACCGAAAATGAAAATAATACAAGAACCAGCACAACAGCCCTAATCCTTCTTAACGTATAATCCTTGCATTCCCGTGCTATGTGCCATGGCATCTGCAGTTTCTTCCAACTTATCAATAAGTGGTGCAGACTTCTCTGTAATATAAATATGACGCAACATGTTAACGGAAATCAATTTAGGTTTAAAAATGTTATTCAAAATTTTTGTCATGCCCGATCCTGCTATTTCTTTGTCATCTGCATTGGCGAACAAGTAGTCCATATCATGAAATGCAATCCACTTTTTCAAGAGAAGGTCTAATGCCCTTGGTACTTTTTGAATTTGTAATCCCATGAACTTTGCTGTCTTGTATTGTGAAAAGACAAATTTCCCTCCTTCATAGAAGTTATCTTTCGTCTTATCGTAGTTGCGTACTTTCATCTTGCAGTAATCCATGGCACGGCGTGGAGGCATCAATACATAACAAGCCAGAATGACATAGCTTTGTAGGTTCATGATTTCTTCCCGTGTTGGTTTTTCTTCTTTGAATACGTAGTAGTATTGATTTTTGAGTTTTGCTAAGTGTTCTTCAATTTCTTTCCACGACATCCAGTTTTCTTTTTGCTCTTCGGTCTTAATGTGCCGATGTTGCAGAGCGGTATACTTTTGAGAATCTTCCATCATCTGATTTCTGTACTTTGTCTGTACGACACCAGTAGTAAACGAGACAAGAGCAGATAGAATTGTTTTTCTGATGTTGAACTTAATAGATTCCATGTGCTTTAGTGCTTTTTCTTGCTCTGTAATATAAAGCGTGTGATCAAACTCCTTACCAGCCCAGATATCTTTGAACATGGATTTCAATACATTTGTATATGTTTTAATAGAAGATTCCGAGAGATTTGGGCGTTCATGCTTAATCGCTTTAACAAGGGCTTCCATTGTTTCTACCGTATATCTATATTTTATTGTTTATGTTTTTCTACGGATTTTGGTAGTGCGGTGTAGTGCGGTCAGCATTTTTGACGATTTCTAATACAATAAACGAATGTATCTAAAAAGCAGTAGTCGTAACCCTATTACAATAGTTGTATATATTTTATTTATAGTATTTTACAAATAAAGTCTGTATAGAATAAAATAATGTATAGGATAGATTTGGAAATGAAAAATAGTAAAATAATAAAATGAGAAATAAGTTAATAGAGTGACGACTCCCATATTTTTATTGAGTCGTTAATTGTATTAGAAACTGATGAAAATGATGACCGCACTACACCGCACTACGAAAAATGGGAGAAATTGTAGTGTGTTGTGTGTGTGAATTGTGCTGTATTTGATGTGAGAAATAGTAAAAATGTGTGTGAGAAATTGTGCCGTGAGCCGAGCGGAGCGAGGCAGGGTGGGGTACACGCCAAAATTTTTTATATTAGAAACTGAAAATTACTGAAAAAATTATGGGTAAAATTTAATATAAAAATATTTTATGTGTAAAATCTCTAAAAAATATTTCACAATTTATTTATCTGAAAATTTCACAAAAAATATTTTTCACTTAATTTAAGTAAAAATAAAAAATCCGAAAAAAATATTTTTCACTTAATTTAACTGAAAAAATCTGACAAAAATATTTAAATTAATTTAAATATTTTTGTCAGATTTTTTCAGTTAAATTAAGTGAAAAATATTTTTTTCGGATTTTTTATTTTTACTTAAATTAAGTGAAAAATATTTTTTGTGAAATTTTCAGATAAATAAATTGTGAAATATTTTTTAGAGATTTTACACATAAAATATTTTTATATTAAATTTTACCCATAATTTTTTCAGTAATTTTCAGTTTCTAATATAAAAAATTTTGGCGTGTACCCCACCCTGCCTCGCTCCGCTCGGCTCACGGCACAATTTCTCACACACATTTTTACTATTTCTCACATCAAATACAGCACAATTCACACACACAACACACTACAATTTCTCCCATTTTTCGTAGTGCGGTGTAGTGCGGTCATCATTTTCATCAGTTTCTAATACAATTAACGACTCAATAAAAATATGGGAGTCGTCACTCTATTAACTTATTTCTCATTTTATTATTTTACTATTTTTCATTTCCAAATCTATCCTATACATTATTTTATTCTATACAGACTTTATTTGTAAAATACTATAAATAAAATATATACAACTATTGTAATAGGGTTACGACTACTGCTTTTTAGATACATTCGTTTATTGTATTAGAAATCGTCAAAAATGCTGACCGCACTACACCGCACTACCAAAATCCGTAGAAAAACATAAACAATAAAATATAGATATACGGTAGAAACAATGGAAGCCCTTGTTAAAGCGATTAAGCATGAACGCCCAAATCTCTCGGAATCTTCTATTAAAACATATACAAATGTATTGAAATCCATGTTCAAAGATATCTGGGCTGGTAAGGAGTTTGATCACACGCTTTATATTACAGAGCAAGAAAAAGCACTAAAGCACATGGAATCTATTAAGTTCAACATCAGAAAAACAATTCTATCTGCTCTTGTCTCGTTTACTACTGGTGTCGTACAGACAAAGTACAGAAATCAGATGATGGAAGATTCTCAAAAGTATACCGCTCTGCAACATCGGCACATTAAGACCGAAGAGCAAAAAGAAAACTGGATGTCGTGGAAAGAAATTGAAGAACACTTAGCAAAACTCAAAAATCAATACTACTACGTATTCAAAGAAGAAAAACCAACACGGGAAGAAATCATGAACCTACAAAGCTATGTCATTCTGGCTTGTTATGTATTGATGCCTCCACGCCGTGCCATGGATTACTGCAAGATGAAAGTACGCAACTACGATAAGACGAAAGATAACTTCTATGAAGGAGGGAAATTTGTCTTTTCACAATACAAGACAGCAAAGTTCATGGGATTACAAATTCAAAAAGTACCAAGGGCATTAGACCTTCTCTTGAAAAAGTGGATTGCATTTCATGATATGGACTACTTGTTCGCCAATGCAGATGACAAAGAAATAGCAGGATCGGGCATGACAAAAATTTTGAATAACATTTTTAAACCTAAATTGATTTCCGTTAACATGTTGCGTCATATTTATATTACAGAGAAGTCTGCACCACTTATTGATAAGTTGGAAGAAACTGCAGATGCCATGGCACATAGCACGGGAATGCAAGGATTATACGTTAAGAAGGATTAGGGCTGTTGTGCTGGTTCTTGTATTATTTTCATTTTCGGTCTTCCTCTTTTCTTTGCAGAAGTAATGGCTTGTTGTGCGGCTTGTTGTGTGGATACTGCTGGTTGTGCGGATACTGCTGATTGTGCGGATACTGCTGGAGTTAGTGCTGGAAGTGTGGCTTTTGCCTTTTCTTCCTCCTCTTTCTTCTTCGCTAGTTTCTTTGCTAGTTTCATTGTTTTTCCGACTTCTCTATCTAAATGTCGTTGTAATGCTCTTTCATGTTCCCGTTTCATTATGTCAGGTGGGACTTGATCAAAATCATTAGCACGTAATGGGATTTGTTTAGGACTGGTATATAGGGGATCTTTTTTGGATAGTACTGTTTCCATGGTAGCCTGCAATTGTTCCATTTGTTTTGTCCGTGTTGCTATCTCTTTCTTATAGTGTTCCAGTGCTTCTGTTTCCTTGACTTTTGCTTCTCGTGCTTCTTTTGCATAATCAATCACAGGATGAACTTGTGGCGGTGCAGATGATACAGAACGGATCATTGCATAGTTGCTAGGGCGTAATTGATCATATAAGTTTTTCGCCCCAGATGGTTTAGCGGCGGCTCTTACAGGACGCGATACGTTGACTACCACTGTTTGGCTAACATGTCCCGCCTTTGCTTTTCCCTTTCCCTTCTTGCCCTTCTTTTTCAAATCCTTTGTACCCTTGGCATATCCAGGCGTACCCGCTTCCCGTTTCATGTCCGCCAACTGATGATGTGTCAGTGGCAAATGTACGCCCTTTGATTCTAAAAAGCGATTGACCATACCACTATAAACAACTGGTACAATGCATTCGTGTGTATGTGCCGTTATCTGTATTGGCTTAGAATCCTTCAGCTTAGCTAAATCTTCTTTGTTGTAGAGATGCATTCTATATAACAAACAATATTATTTTTTTGCCGTTTATTTCTTTCCAGCCTTCTTTGCCTTCAGTGCTTCCAACATCTTTTTTGTGGCAGCGATCTGTTTCTCGGAGCGGGGCTTCTTGGCTTTCTCCACCTTACCGCCAGTAGCCATCTTCTTCTCCTCCTTCTTCTCCTCCTTCTTCATCTCGGGTGCTTCGTGCTTGACATAGTCTTCCATGATGGGCTTAGACATCTTCTTGCGTCCCATGCCAACCAACCCGCCAATTGCCTTAGCTTCCTCCTTAGCCTTAGCGACCTCCTTGTCAATCATCTCCACCGTTAGACCAGCCTTGGCGGATGCCTCGGGGTTAGCCTTGAC